TGTGAGGCTAGGGACGTTTGCCTTTTTTTTGTGAAATCGGCAAAAAGTGCCCAGTTAGTAGGAAATAAATGCCATGGGTAGAAAAAAATTGCCTATAGTTAAAGCCCTGACACTAGTCGAGGTTGCAGAAAAGTACGGAGTGACTGACGCAGCGGTTGCCAAGTGGAAAAAGGAGATTCTTAAGCTGGGCATGGAATGGACCTGGGAAGGGATCGAACGGTTTAGGGCATTTCAAAAAGCTGAACCCTCTGCCGACATGGCAGAGATGAAACGCCAGAAACTCCAGCGTGAAGTCCAGCGCCTGGACATCAAGATTGAGCGCGAGCGTGGCGAGCTTGTGCCGCGTGCAGAAGTGCAAGAGGCATGCGTTCGAATTGTTTCTGTCTGGTGCTCGGAGTTAGATGCCCTCGTGGCAGACCTCCCAGGCCAAATCGGAGGGCTTTCCGAAACCGAGATGTCCCCAAAGCTACGAAGCCGAATTGAACTGCTGAAGCGCAACTGCAAAACTGCATTCAAAGACCTATGATCCCAGATTGCGTTCGAGATGGATGCATGGATGGCATCCAGCTAGCCTATGAAGGCAACCCTTTAGATTGGCTGGAACAGTTTGTTCGCTTTCCACACTCTAGCCGCTCTACTCATTTCGATCGCAACGTGGCGCCATGGTGGAATGACGTTATTCACGACTTTGCCGACCCCTCCTGCCGCCAGACTTTTGTCCAAGCCTGCACTGGCGCTGGCAAATCGACGGCACTGGAGGCGCTGACGTGCTGGGCAGTGGCCCAACAACCTGGGCCGATGCTGAGTATCACACAGACCGACGCCACCTCTGCCGAGTGGATGGCAACCAGGCTTATGCCAGTGCTCAACGCCTGTGAGCCACTGAAAGGGCTGATGCCTCGGAACCGGCATCACACAAAAAAGGATGGCATCTACTTTGCCCACATGGCGCTTATGCTGGGAGGCGCCAATGTCAGCAACGCTCAGGAAAAAAGCGTGCAGACATTGTTTCTGGACGAATGCTGGCAATACTCGGATCTCATCGGCCAGTTTAAAAAGCGCATGCATGACCGCTGGAACAGGTATTGCCTGCTAGTGTCCCAGTCATTCGAGGAACCACACGCGCTCACAGAGGAGTGGCGATCTGGCGAGGAGTTCCAGTGGTGCCATCAGTGCCCAAAGTGCAAGCAATGGGTGAAGCCGGAATGGGTAGACATCAAATATGAAGAGGCTAAGAACGAACGGGGTGAATGGAACTGGGGTGAACTGGTAAAGTCCGTGCGCCACGAGTGCCCGCACTGCCAACATCAAACGCCTGACACCGTGGCAGCCCGGCGCGCATTGACGCAGCGGAGTCAGTGGATCTCCGAGGGCAACGACCACGTTGACGGACATCGCAGCCGTCGAGTGTCAGCGCAGTCCGTTTGGTGGATCCGCTGGAGTGACCTTGTGACCCAATGGTGCCAAGCCAATGATGCAAAGCATCTGGGCGTAATGCAGGGTGTGAAGGACTTTAGAATGCAGCGCCTCGCGCAGCCTTGGCAACTGGAGTCCGAAATGCCCGCCCTTGAGTTGGAAGCCTCAGAGTATTTTGTGAACGAGTGGCAGGATGGCAGACCTATGCCAGATGAGGCTGCCAGGGTGATGACTATTGACGTTCAGCAGGACCACTATTGGGTAGTGGTCCGCGTTTGGCTCAAAAATGGGCACAGCCGCTTGCTCTGGGCTGGAAAGGTTTTGACTTTGGACCAGCTTCGAGACATCCAGACGCGCCTAAAGATTCCCGAGAAGCGCACTATGATGGATGCCGGAAACTCATTCCACGGCGCAGTCTACGACCGTTGCGCAAAGTATGGGTGGACAGCGCTAGTGGGCCGCGCTGAAGACCATTTCACGGTCCGTGGGCAAGATAACAAGCCTGTGAAGCGATATTACAGTGCACCTGACCACGTTGTTGCGCCTACAGTACGAACGGCAGCAACGGCACAGTTTCCACAGGGGAAACGGGCTCAGGTGCTTTATTTCCAATGGGCATCGGATCCGATTAAAGACATCCTAGCCAACCTCCGCAACACTGGCTCGCCGGTATGGGAGTTTCCACAAGACGTGCCCGCAGAATACGTCCGGCACATGAACTCGGAGAGAAAGCGGGCAACTGTGGACAAGCGCACCAAGCGCACCAGGTTGCGGTGGACATTCACAGGAAGGGCAAACCACCTTTGGGACTGCGAAGCAATGCAGGTGTTGACGGCGCAGATTCTAGGGATCCTGCCAGACATGATACAGGAGGCCCCACAGGAAACAGTTGACGAGCCAACGCCTACAGAGTAGTTTGCAGATCAACCACGCAATGAATCAACGCCTCACTTGGGAAACTGGGTGGGGCGGTTCTCTTTACAGCGGGCACTCTTTGTATGGCACCCAATTTCAAACTTCTGCTCCGCGTTTTTCTGACGCGCGACATCGCAGAACTCGAAATGCTTCGAGATTCAAAGTTTGAACTGACACTCTCAGGCAAGAGCAACCTGGTGTCATCGAGCATCGACGGTGCAGCGTTCCAGTTTAATGTGGGCGGGACGCTCACCCCAATGGACATCGTGATGTTGGCCCAGACTGCCATTGATTACAAACGCGCAGGGATTAACGCGCCGGTGCGCGCCACCCAGGCTTGGTTCATATGACATTTTTTGATCGCGTAAAGCAGCTTTTCACTGGCGCAACTCCAAAAGTGCAAGGCACTTGGGACGGCTACCGGCGCCAGCGTCTGATTGAGGGCGGCGTTTACGGCCAACCTTTTTGGCAAAATCACACTCAGAGCATTTCCAAAGAACTAAATGTCTCTGAATGGCGCACCCTTAACAGTGCTGCCCGAAAATTGTATTGGAACACGGGCGTTGTGAATGCCGCCATCGATCAAAAGAGCATGCTTTCTGTTGGCTCTGCAATGCGTCCAATCTTTATGGGCGGCCAGGGAGACGAGGCCGCTAGGGCTTGGGGCAAGGAAGCGGAAGCAATGCTGCTGGATTGGTTCCAGATTTGCTACATTGACGGCAAAAATTGGTGGGAAGGATTAAGGCTGGAATCAACAGCTATTGACCGTGAAGGCGACATCCTTACCATTCTGACGACCGCTTCCACAGGGTATCCTCAACTTCAACAGGTTCCATGGCACCAAGTTGGAAGCCGCGCAGACACTGAAGTTGTCTCTCAAGGGCGATACAAAGGGCTGCGGATTTTCAACGGCGTAATCTTAAACGGCGCAAACCGCGCAGTGGCTTACCGAGTGCTTGGGGCCGCTGACGACGGCTCAGAAGATAGAGACGTGCCTGCACAGTCTGCGATGCTCACCATGGATCCCCGCGAGGTGGATCAGGTCCGCGGGATCTCTGCTTTTGCTCCAGCCATCCGCGATTTACTTTCCTTCAAAGATCTCGGAGACGACATCCAAGCCGCTTCCAGAATGGCGGCAAAAATTGGTTTGCTTGTCACCAACCAGGAAGGAATGGCGCCAGTGAACGACGCACTCTCAGCGCTTTCAGATTATGCCGTGCCTCAGTGCCCGCCCGGGCTCCGTATTACTCCCATGCAGGGAGGCCGGATTGAATACATGCAGGCTGGCGCCGGTGAGGAAATTAAGCAGCTCGAAGCGTCTATACCAACCGAGGCGCAGGACCGCTTGCAGGAGCGTCTAATTCGCAACTCGCTTTTGGCCGCGCAATGGCCTCCGGAGTTTGGATGGGATATGAGCAAACTGGGAGGCGCCAGCGCTCGCATCATTCTGGAGCAGGTAAACCGAGTCACATCAGAGCGGCATGCCTACCTTTCTGGCTTCTGCAAGCGCCGGTGCGCCTTTGCCATTGCAAAGTTTATCGAACTTGGAATGCTCCGCCCCTACCCTGGGCCGGATGCCTCTCGCGGAGGTGCTTATCAGTTCCGATTCACGGAAACCCCAAGGCTAACCGCTGACAGTGGCTACGCTAACCGCGATGCCATCGAGGCTTATCGAGCGGGGATGCGGTCCATGACGGATATTCTAGCAAGCGGTTCCAAAACTCTTGAAGAGCATCTCGACGAAGTGGAAAACGAAGAGATTGAAATTCAAAAGCGGATCAAGCGTTCTGGGCTTTCTCGCGACGTGTTTGGAATCTTAACGCCTAACGGCAACCCACCTTTGACAAATGAAGTTCAAACGAATCCTTGAGGCAGTTTACGCAAAACCTTGGAACATCACGCCAGGCGGCTACGGCGCCGTGAAGCGCTTGGTTGAAAATCGTCTCAACGGTGGCGGCATGGAAGACATGATGGAGATGACCTCTGGCCGCGAGGAAATGGAGATCGATGGCCAAGGTATTGCTCACATCGATGTCTGTGGCACTCTGGTTCGCTATGCAACGCCACTGGAGGCCTGCTGTGGTGCTTACTCTTATGAGTGGCTGGAAGAGGATATTGAATCTGCCATTGAAGCCGGATGCCGAGGCGTAATGATCGAGTTTGATTCCCCCGGGGGATCCTGCGAAGGCAACG